TGCTAATTCTCAGGGAATTAAACAGGAAGAGTTTGCTAGTCTTATAGATTCAATGAAGTTTATGCCTATAAAAGCTTGTTATACCGCAGAGAGTGGTCTTGGTGGTCATGATAATGCTGTTCAGATAGGAGTAATCACTGAGGGTCAGCAGCAGGGTAATAAAATAGTAGCCATAGGTGCTCTGTATAATGATGAGTATCCAGAAATTGTAGAGTTTTTTAAAGAAGAAATAGCGTCGGAAAGACCGATTAATTTTTCTTGGGAGATTAGATACAAAGATTCTGAAACTGATGAAAATGGAGTAGAGTGGCTGAAATCGACAATTACTAAAGCTGTTACAGCAGTTAAGAATCCAGCATATGAAGGCAGAACACCGTTAACAACTATTAGCTCAGTAGATGAGTTTATTGATGCTATTAGGGATGAGCTAGAGAAGAGAGAAAAAGCAGGTGTTTAAAATGTTTACTTTCAATTTAGAAAACATACCCACACCGCAGTTGAAAGAGGTATTACGAATTCTAGATAATGGTGTTTTAGCTAGGTCTGAAAAGATTGAACCTAAACCTACTATTACTACAAACGCTGATGTGCGGGTTAGTGACAGTTCTCTTTCTGGCAGCTCATCATACACATATGTGGATGCTCCAGAGAGTGCTGAAACTAAAGACGGAGAACTAATGGAAAAAGAATTAATTGAAGCTCGTGAAGAGCTTGCCACAACAAAGAAAGCTTTAGAGGATAAAATTAAGGAAGTTGAAACACTTTCTTCTACTAAGGCTGAATTGGAAGAGAGGGCTTCTAGTTTAGAGGCAGTAACACAGGAACTTAATAGCCTTAAGCAAGAAATTGATGCTTTGAGAGCTTACAAAAGTGAGAAGGAAGAGGCTGAAAGAAAGGCTAAGGTTCTTGCAGAGAGAGCAGATAAAATTAAGAGTATGGAACTCGATTTAGACCTTGATAGTGACTCTGAAAAATGGTCAACAATGTCTGATGAAGATTTTGAATTTACAGTTTCCCAAATGGTCGGACTTAAGAAGAAATACGCTCAGTCTGCAACAGCTTCCGTCAAGGTTCCAGATATAACTGGTTCTGTTGATGAAGAAACCAAGTCTGCAAAAGAGACAGTTAGAGCCTTCTTAAAAGAACGAAAAAATAGATAAGAGGTTGCTATAGATGGAGATTAGACTTAAGGGTACAGCTATTGCTTGTGTAGCAATGCAAGATATTAAAGCAGGTCTTGCTGTTAAGCTTGTTGCTAGTGGGAACACATTCCCGTCAATCGAATACCTTGGTGTCGATGTGATGAGGGGTGCTCAGTTACCTACAGCCGATGAAGATGCGAATGCGAAGTATGTTGCTGGTTTTAGAGTGTATAACGAAAAACCTCCTTTGTACGAATCGCTTCCTACTCGTAATCAGTCTGGTAACACTACAACTCAAGCGTATACATTGAGACAGGTTGATAGTTCTGACAATCTTCCTGCATCTGTTACACTTAGAATGACCAGTCCTCGCTTACAAGATGAGCAGACAATTGCTTCTGGTGCCTTAATGCTTGCTTACGATAACGGTATTTATACGGTTACATCTGGATGTTTTATTTCAGCAGGTCTTGCTGTTGGCTCAGATGTTTCAGTCAATGGTACTGGTGCTAATGCTGGTAAATGGCAGTTGAAGTCCTCAACTGGTAAAGTTGGTAAGGTTTTCGAGTACGATAGTACTAACGGTAAACTTACTATTAAGACTGGCGCAGATGCCTAAATAATTTTATAATTAACGAGGGGAGCATTGAGCTTCCGCTCACTCCCCTCTATTTTGAATGAGGTAATAAATGGACAAAGAACAGTTTAAGTCAGCTTATGCTGAGTTGGCTAAGACTGATAGAAGAGCTTTGGCCGAACTTATTGTCGAGTACGTAGACCCTAGAGTGTTGGGGCATATCTAAGTAATTAGATGTGAAAAAATCAAGCTAAAAACGGTGAACCCTGAGATGGGAATACCGTGCTAACTCCGAAGGAGTTGTGTAACGATTATGGAAAAATATAATATAAAGCTACCAGTGAGTAGCTCAATAACTGATAAAAAAGTTCTTACTAAATATGTGTCTTATTTTACACTTGGTGATGGTTGTTTAAGAGTTCAGAAAAGTCTAAACAGACCAAACAAGAATCTAAATGCTCACTTTGAATGCTGTCAAGTTAAAGAACATGAAGATTATATACTTTGGAGAGCAGATATTCTAAGCAATATAACATCAGTGACTGTAAAAGATAGAGAAGTTAAGATAGGAAAGACGCAATTAAAAACACAAACACAAAGACATCCGTTCTTTACTGCAATTAGAAATAGGTTATACCTTAATAATCATAAAGTAATTGACCCACATACGTTAAAATTATTAGATTGGGAAGGTTTAGCTATTTTGTACCAAGATGATGGATGTTTAAGTAAAAAACCTAGTGGTAATAATTGCTATACATTAACAATATCTACAGAGTCTTTTTCTTATGGTGACAATGTTCTTTTACAAAGAGCAATTAAAGATAAGACAGACATATTATTCAGAATAAATAAAACAAGTAGTAATGACAATATACATTACAGACTTTGTCTTAGCAAATATGAACTTATAAATCAGTTTGTTGATGGTGTGTCAAAATACATAAAGCCATCATTTGAATACAAAATCACTTTTTCCGAACGCTTGGCTCCTGAAAAGGATGATGATATAATCTGAACACTATCTAAGATGAAGATAGTGAATAGTAATAACTTACTATTGTAACATAGTTGAAGCACGTAACTCAAGACATCGTGGGTATGTTCCTGAACACACGTTCTCTTATGCCTGGTGATGCTCTTGTGAAGAAAGTACGAAGAGGTATCGAAGTACGTCAGTTGGTTCCTGGTCAGACAACCCTATCTAGTCAAATAACAATTAAGGACGTAGTTAACTATAACATCGACCAAGCTTACGCAGAAGTCAGCCACAACGAATGGGAAGTCGAGTCTGGTGAAATTGGCACCGTCGATGAGATTCGAAGAGAAATGATGGGTAAACTATCAGATTTCTATGTGGTTAAAGTTATGAATGCGCTTTATACGTTAGCTACTATCAATGATAGCACTAATTTTTGGTATACTTCTTCATTAACAAGAAGTACGCTTGAGGATGCTCTTGATAGTATTCGTGACGTTGCTGGTGATGTTAGGTCTGTCGTTGGTCGAAGAACCGCTCTTGCTCCTATTACAAAGTTTGCTGGATATAGACTTCCAGTAGCTACCGAAGTTGCTTCACCTACAACTGGTATTGCAGTTCCGTCTGCTCTAGAAGAGATTCGAAGAACTGGTTGGTTTGGTGTGTATTACGGTGCTAACTTTGTATCACTTGAGCAAGTGTACGACAATGATTACGACCGAAACGGCTTAATCAAGGACAACCTTATCGTTGTTATTGGTGATTCTTGTGGTGAATTTATCACTTATGGTGACATAAGAGAAGATGAATGGACAGACATGAGTACTGCTCCGCCTACTTGGCACCTTAGAATCTATCAACAGTACGGTATGTTGTTCGATAGAATGGAAAACGTTGGTATTATCAGAACTGATAGTGCGTAACATGTAATTTATATGGAGAGGGACCAACAAATCCCTCTCCATAAAGTAACGTTGTGATAGGAATATCCCCGAGGAGAGAGAGGTTTAAAACTCGGCTTTAAACGTTAAAGGAGTTAAATATGAATTTTCCTAAGTTTTTCAAGAAAGCAATTAAAGGAAATGTTGGTGGCTTGTTCTTAAACAAAAGAGGAGAAGTCGAAGAATACCTTTTGAAAGGTGACCCGACAAATCCAGACGCGGATTTAGATAATATGGTAGTCGAGATATACAACGATGATAGCGAAAAGTTTTTCGTAAAGAAAAACAAGAACGCTCTCAAGAATGGCTACTTAGTAGCTATTGAAGATTACAAGATTACTTTAGATGCTGTTAATGCCGTGACTGATGGTGACCTTAAAGATATGCTTAAGTTTCCTTTTGCTAAGATGAAGAAAAGAATTAGTGAATTCACTTCTCCAGTTCCCGTGCAGAGATTACTTGAAATGGCGCGGGCTGAAGATAAATCAGTTAAAACTATAAGCATGATTCAAGATGCTTTAAACAATCTCAATGAAACTACTGAAATACCCGATTCAGTTACCGTCGGTGATGTTAGAGTCGGTGGGACAAAAATGTAATGGCCGCAGATATTGAGGGTAGAATTAGTCCTTGCGTCGAATTCGAGGTTAGGGATAAATATGGTAACCTAAAAAGTTCTGGAAAGCAGTTTGTTGACAAACACGGTCATACCCATTTTGTTCGTAGAGATAGTAGAGGTAAAACAATCGGTGAGATTGTAGTTGATAAAACTGGTAAAGTACTAAAGTCGGTTGAAGGAGATAGCCCGCTGTCTTATCAGATTAATAACATAGCTAATAAGCTTAGGCTTAAGTCTTCTTAATAAAGGATTAATTTTATTCGCTTTTTGCGAGTGGAGGGTGAATACATGGCTGTAGTAGTGAATGATGGTTTTGCAGAGACAGCTAAACTTATTTGTGGTACTATTGGTGGTAATGCGTTTACACACATTGCCTTAGGTACAAACAGCTACACTGAAGGTACTACAGTATCACAGCTTTCTGCTGAAGTGTCAACTGCTGGTCTTGGAAGAGCCGCTGCTGCAACTTCCATTGCTACCGCAACTGCTGACGGTGATACTGCTGTATTCTCTTATACATGGACAGCTACTGGTACTGCTGATATTACAGAGTGCGGTGTCTTCAACAGTTCTGCTGCTGGAGATATGCTTTGCTACGGTACGTTTGCAGAAGCTATTCCGATGTCTAGCGATGACACACTTAAGGTTACTTGGAGCGTTACTGTAAGGGCTCCGTAATATAAATATGGATTATTAAAGGGTGCGAATTCTTCATACGGGTTCGCACCTTTTTGTTAGGAGTGGATAATGAAACTTATGTGGTTTTCAACAGCACCTTATGTCGGTGTTGGGTATGGTGTTTCTACTAAAGATTTAGTTCCAAAGATGGTAGCTGATGGTCACGAAGTTACTGTCGCTACCAAGCACCCGTTGCATGCCAATTTTACAGTCGATGGTATTGATGTTATTGATGGGTGCGATGTTGATGTTGTTAATAATAAAATAAATAAAGAAGGATACGATTATTTTATATCTTACATGGATGTGTGGCCTTTAGAGCATTCATATAGTAAGTGGGTTGCTGTTAACCTGCTTGATACTGAATATATACATCCAAAGATGATAAAAAATCTTAATAAGACTATAGTTCAGACTGCTGTTACTAAACATGGATATAACGAATTAGTAAGAGTAGGATATAAACCATATTATACACCATTGGGTGTTGATACAGAAACTTTTAAACCTGATGCCGAAGCACGAAAACGCTTTAGAGAGAAGCACGGTTGGGATGATAATACTTTTGTAGTCGGACTAGTTGGTGTTAATTACACTACAGATAGAAAAAATATTATCAATCTTATAAGAGCTTTCCAGTATTTTCACAAGAAGCATCCAAATACCGTTCTTTATTTGCATACAGATATTTCTGGTACTTCAAGCAAAGGACAACCTTTAGCTTGGATTGCTGCTAGTTGTGGTTTTCCTATAGACGGTTCTGGAGCAGTACAGTGGGTAGACCAGCAAGATTTTAGAAGTTATAAAATTGATACTCAAGGGATGGTAGATACATATAATGGAATGGACATTATGTGTCTCCCGTCTAAAGGAGAAGGATTTGGAATGCCTTGGACAGAAGCTCAGTCTTGCGGCACTCCAATTATTTCTGCCGATACCACATCTGGAAGAGAGCTAAATTGGGGAGGCTGGGTTATTCCTAGAACAGATGACGATTTTGAGTTTAGTACTCTTCTTACTTATCATGTGGTTATTCGTCCAGACAAGATAACACACTATTTGAATAAGGCTTATGATTGCTGGGAAAAGGGTGACTTTAAGAACAAACAAAAGAAAGCTCGCTCAGGTGCTCTAAAATATGATTGGAAGGTTGTCTATGAAAAATATTGGCGACCCTTCTTGAAAGTATTAGAGACTAGACAATTTAAATTAGATGTAGTTAGAGACGCTCCAAACTATAAAGAATATTACAACAAAAGAACTGGTAGATTATTCTATGGCAAAGTAGATTGTGGTAAATTATGTGGTAAAGAGTGTACAACGTGCTTTCCGATTCTTCCTGGAGAGAAAGAAAGTGATATGATTGATGTATTGCGGGGTGAAACACAACCTCGTTCAGTATTTTCAAGATTGTATCCGATTGTTCCTAGTCCAGAAGGTAAATTATTAGTCTCTACAGACTGTCCAGCACATAAATATTTAAGTCCAAGATTCAAAAAAGAATGTAAAGAAGTTATCGAGGACTTATTTAATTATCCTAAAATTAGAGACGTAATTAGACAGTGGTGGGAATTCGGGCACTTTAAAGAAAATTATGTTGATTTGGAATCAGTTAAACCAGAGTTCGACGAAAACTATAATAGATTTATGCAAACAGCATATGAAACTACATTTGATATTCGAAAAATATTTCCAGCTATAGAGAAGGATTCCACTATTTTAGATGTTGGTTGTGGTAATGGAAAGCGTGTTGAGATTCTACGTGTCTATGGATATAACGCAATAGGTTGTGAGATTAACAAATCCAGAGTAGATAATGATTTGATTGTTTTTGGTGACATTCGTAACTTACCATTTGAAGATGATTCTTTCGATGTAGTAGTATCAATTGATGTTTTGGAGCATTCTTCGGACCCGCTAAAAGCTCTTTCAGAGCTACGTAGGGTAGCTAAAAAGAAGTTTATAGTTGATATTACTCCTAAAGAAGACCCAATGTTATATGAAGACCCAACTCACGTTGTTATGTGGCCTCTTAGCAGATGGATTAGAGAAGTAAAAGAATTTGGTACTATAACTAGATTAGTTAACGACAATACTTTTGTGGTAGAAAAATGAAACAAGTTTTATTCGGTGGTAGACAAGATGCTGTAGATGTTTCTTCTGTTTCTTATAATTATATAATGCACAGCAATTCTTGGAGCACTTCAGAAAATGAGCGTACTCAACCAATGCCGACAAGCGGTACAATTTCTGATTTGCACATTTTGTTGACAGATGCTCCAGGA